ATACATTGGTCACATGTACCCGGCCGTGATGAGAAATGGAAAGAAGAAACGATTCGTAACACTTCTGAACGCCAATTTTCACAAGAGTTTGAAACTGAGTTTTTAGGTTCTTCAAACACACTGATTTCTGGTTATAAATTACAACAGTTGGTGTATAGTGACCCAGTTGCGAACCATGACCTGTTAAAAATATATGAACATCCGGTTAAAGAAGGTGTGAATGAATCTAAATCTGACCACTTATATGCAATTACGGTTGATGTTTCAGAAGGAAGAAATTTGGATAGTTCAGCATTCTCTGTAATTGATATCTCACAGACACCATACAAACAAGTGGCAACCTACAAGAGTTCATCAATTACACCCATATTGTTCCCAACAGTCATTTACAATACCGCCAGATACTACAATGACGCATATGTTTTGGTAGAAATTAACAACAATCCACAGGTTGCAGATTCATTACATGTGGATTTTGAGTATGAGAACCTTTGGAAAATATTTACAGGCAATAAAAAACCACAGCAATTATCGGCTGGTTTTGCCCGTGGTGTTCAAATGGGATTGAAAATGTCACCGCAAGTTAAGGCAATTGGTTGTTCAAACCTTAAAACCTTGATTGAAGGTGACAAATTACAAATAGTAGATTTTGATACCTATTCTGAATTGACCACTTTTATCCAACAAAAGAACTCTTTTAGTGCCGAAGAAGGTGCAAATGATGACATGGTCATGTCGTTGGTCATGTTTTCTTGGGTAACGACTCAACAATATTTTAAAGAAATTGTTAATCACGACATTCGTAAACAGATTCAATTGGAAAATATGAATCAAATGGATGATGATGTTCTACCAGCTCCTATCATTGAGGACGGATTGGAACATGATTTTGAGATGGTAGGCGGTGATATGTGGGAAACTGTAGACGGTAATGAAACGTATGCAAAGTTTATGAGAAATAGATTGGAAAGGTTATAAAACCAGCCTTTCATAAATACTCTTATGGTATTTTGCCAAAAGAACATAATAATTCAAGGAGAATAAAATGGCATTTCAAATCTCTCCAGGCGTAAATGTAGCTGAAGTGGATGCAACAACCGTTGTACCATCGTTACAAACAACGGCCGGTGCGTTTGCTGGAACATTTCAATGGGGTCCAGCAAATAAAATAAAAATAATAGATAGTGAAATAACCCTTATCAACACGTTTGGTAAACCAGATTCTGATTCGGCTGAATCGTTTTTCACATGTGCAAATTTCTTATCATATGGAAACAATTTAAGTGTTGTTAGAGCAGTTGGTTCAGCAGCAAGAAATGCAACAGACGGAACAGGTACTACAGTATTGATTCAAAGTGAAGATGTTTATGAAGCTACTTACCTTAGACAAGGCAACACAAATGCTTATGGTCCTTGGGCAGCACGATACACTGGTGTTTTAGGAAACTCTTTAGCGGTTTCTGTTTGTGCAAATACAACAACATTCTCTACATGGGCATATAAAAATTATTTCACATCGGCGCCAACTACATCAGATTATGCAGACTCTGTTGCTGGTGTTGATGATGAAATGCACGTTGTTGTTATCGATGAAAATGGTTTATTTACTGGCTCAGCTGGAACAGTTTTAGAAACATTTGCTTTTGTTTCCGCAGCAATAGATGCAACAATCAATGGTGTTACAAATTATTACAAACAAGTAATTTTTAATAATTCCAAATATATTTACTCAATGGATGCAATTGATTATTCAACAACTAGTGCTAGTTGGGGTAATACTGCAGCAGGCAGAACTTTTGCGAGACCAACAACAAACATAACAAGGTCATTGACTGGTGGTGTTACAGGTGCTCCGTCTGATGGTGATATAGTTATTGGATATGATTTGTTTGCAAATAAAGAAGGCATAGATATCTCATTGGTGTTGACCGCTGCACACAGTGTCACTGTTCAACAAAGTGTAATTGATAATATCGCAATCGGTAGAGCTGATTGTGTTGCATTTATTTCTCCAAGAAGATCCGATGTTGTTAATCAATCAGGAAACGAAACTACAAATATTCAAAACTGGTTGGCATCATTAAGTAGAACATCTTCTTATGTTGTGGCAGACTCTGGTTGGAAATATCAATTTGACAAATACAACAATACATACCGTTGGATACCATTAAACGGTGACATTGCTGGCCTATGTGTTTATACAGACAACATTCGTGATCCATGGTTTTCACCAGCAGGTTTCAATCGTGGCGCAATTAAAAACTCTATCAAATTATCATGGAATCCAACTAAACCATTCCGTGATACACTTTATAAACTTGGCATTAATCCAGTTGTATCTTTTCCTGGCCAAGGCACTGTGTTGTTCGGAGATAAAACTCTACTAGACAAACCATCCGCATTTGATAGAATTAATGTTCGTAGATTGTTTATCACTCTTGAAAAATCAATTGCACAAGCTGCTAAGTATTCAATGTTTGAATTGAATGATGAATTTACAAGAGCTCAATTTGTAGCACTTGTAACTCCTTTCTTACGTGATATTCAAGGTCGCCGTGGTATCACAGATTTTAAAGTTGTTTGTGATTCAACAAATAATACACAACAAGTTGTTGATAGTAATCAATTTGTTGGTGATATTTACATCAAGCCTGCTCGTTCAGTCAACTACATTCAATTGAATTTTGTTGCTATTGGAACTGGTGTTGATTTCGTGACAATCGTTGGCGCAGCTTAATAAATAAAACGATAATAGGAGAAAACAATGGCATTTAATGTAGCAGAATTCAGAGCTAATATGATTGGAGACGGTGCTCGTCCTAATCTATTCTCTGTATCTTTAATATTTCCAACAATAGTAACAAACGCTACAGCTGCTGGTCAAAAAATCACTTTTATGGCTAAAACAGCTCAACTACCAGGTTCATCAATTGGTACAGTTCCAGTATTTTATTTTGGTCGTGAAATGAAATTTGCTGGTAACAGGACTTTTGCAGACTGGACGTTAACAATTATTAACGATGAAGATTTTGTCGTTAGAAATTCTTTAGAAAATTGGATGAATTCCATTAATAGTCATGCAGGTAACATCAGAAGCACAGCAGCTCAAAATGTTAATGCATATTCTATCGATGCGAATGTAATTCAATATGGAAAAACTGGTAACGAATTGAAGAAATATAAATTCGTTGGTATGTTCCCATTAGATTTGTCTCCAATCGATTTGGATTGGGGTTCAAATGACGCAATCGAGGAATATACCTGTACTTTTGCTTACCAATTCTGGGAAACAAATACAACTTCCTGATATATGCGGGAGGCCCAATAGGGTCTCCCATGTTTTTTTGATTTTATAATTACACACAAAATATGGCAAACAACACAAATAAATTTTCACTGTTCGGTTTTACAATTTCTCGTCAAAAAGATGAGGAAGATTCTACCGCACAACAATCATTTGCACCTCCGACTCAGGACGATGGTGCATTAACTATTACATCTGCCGCTTATTATGGAACATATGTTGACCTTGATGGTACTGCAAAGAATGAGGTAGAACTCATTTCTCGTTATAGAGAAATGGCCATGCAACCTGAAATTGAATCTGCGATAGATGATATAGTTAATGAAGCTATTGTTCAAGATGATGATGGTAAAATAACACAAATCATATTAGATGATTTAAAAGTTGCCGATAAAATTAAAAAGGCCATCAAAGAAGAATTCAATACCGTTTTGCGTATGTTGAGTTATCAGAACATGGCACAAGATATCTTCCGCCGATATTATGTTGATGGTAGAATGTATTATCATATCATTATTGACCGTGAGAATCCACAACAAGGCATTAAAGAACTTCGGTACATCGACCCACGTAGATTACGTAAGGTTCGTGAGATGAAGAAACAAAAAGATGAAAGAACTGGTGCGGATGTTATGCAACCAGTCAATGAATATTACATATACAATGACAAGGTTGTTAGTGGCAGCGCATCAAATTTTGGTCCTGTTGGTGTTCGTATTACAACAGATTCTATTATTTCGGTGGTGTCGGGTCTTATGGACTCCCGCCGTGCGGTTGTTCTAAGTTATTTACATAAAGCAATTAAGCCACTTAATCAATTACGTATGATAGAGGATGCAACAGTCATTTACCGTATTTCTAGAGCTCCAGAACGCCGCATTTTCTATATTGATGTTGGTAATTTGCCAAAATTAAAAGCGGAACAATATCTGCGTGATATTATGGTCAAGTATAAAAACAAACTTGTCTATGATGCCAACACAGGTGAAGTACGTGATGACCGTAAATTCATGTCTATGATGGAAGACTTTTGGTTACCACGTAGAGAAGGTGGCAAAGGCACAGAAATTACCACACTACCAGGCGGACAGAACCTAGGTGAGCTAGAGGACGTTAAATACTTTCAGAAGAAACTATATGGTGCTTTGTGCGTTCCAGTCTCCAGGTTAGAACCTAACCAAGGATTCTCACTTGGTCGTTCATCAGAAATTACTCGTGATGAATTGAAGTTCTCCAAATTTGTTGATAGATTGAGAAGTAAGTTTTCGGATGTATTTAATCAAGCATTACGTGTGCAGTGTGTACTAAAAGGTATTTGTACAGATGAGGAATGGGATTTGTTTAAAGAAGACATTCATTATGACTTCATTAAAGATAATAATTTCTCCGAATTAAAAGAAGCTGAATTGATGACTCAAAGATTGACTTTACTTCAATCAGTTGATCCATATACAGGTCGTTATTTCTCACAAAATTGGATTCAACAAAACGTGTTGCGTTTGACTGATGATGAAATTGCTGTAATGCAAAAAGAAATAGATAAAGAAAAAGAAGACGGACTCGGATTACCTGTTGCAGTAACAAACGATGTTGCACAACAACAGATGATAGGACAAGTTCAGACCGATCAGATGGTGCAGCAGTCGCAATTAATGCCTGAACCCGCAGCAGCTGGTGGTTCCAGTTCTGGTGGTGGTAGTTCATCATCAAGTAGTAAAGCAAAAAGTTCCGGTGGTTCAAAATCAGTTAAAGGTGACCTCAGCTTAGAAGAAGTTGAAACAACATTTACAAGATTGAAACGCATTTTATAATTAGAGGAGATAACAATGGACAAAGCAAGAGAAATCGTAGATTACGCAGATACAGATAACGCAATCGAAATGCGTAATGCATTATATTCTGCACTACACGATAGAGTTAAAGCTCATATTGAAACACATAAAGTAGAAGTTGCAAAAGAATTAATGAATCCAGATAATGCAACGGCTGAAGATGAAGTTGTTTATGCATCTGAACCTGCAACAACCGAAACTGAATAATTTTGACACTGGTATAAATATTATTCAAACATAACAGGAATTACAAATGGCAAATAAATTTTCATATCAAGTATTAAAAGATGATACCCAACATGCAGTCATCAAAATTACTGGTGATTTTGATGGTACTGGCCAAGAAAATAATGTGTCCAGAATCCAAGCAAACACTTTATATGGAGCTCTAGATTATTCAAAAGCAAACCTATTATCGTCAACTGCAAATACAGGACCATTATACTATTATGGCCTAATGGTAAACCGTTTATGGTATGATACCGATGCCGGAACAGGAGATGTACAACTATATTGGTCAAATACTAGAAGTTCTTTGGCAAATTCAGGTGTACCAATTATGTTATTGCAGGGTAACGGAGAATATGACGGCAACGGAAATTGGATTACCATTAAAAATCCAACAGTATCTAATACCGCAACAACATGGAATAATGGAGATATTGGAATTTGCACAAGAGGCCAGGTTGCAAATTCAAGTTACACAATTATTCTAGAATTACGTAAAGATAATGAACACTATCAACGTGGTCAATTTAATGATCCCGCAGCATTTAACTACGGTAGTTACGGCGTAAGACCTTAAGGATTAAAATGAAACTCATTAGAGAACTTACCGAATCGGTACAATACTTAACGGAAGAAAAAGATGGAAAGAAAACTCTTTTCATTGAAGGTCCGTTTCTAGTTGCAGAAGCAGTTAACAAAAACAAACGCATGTATAAAGAAGAAACTATGCGTAATGAGGTTAACCGTTATAGCGAAGAATACATCAATAAAAATCGTGCCTTTGGTGAACTGGGACATCCAGACACCCCATCCATTAATCTTGACCGTGTATCCCACTTAATTGTTGGCCTACGTCAAGAAGGAAATGCTTGGATAGGCAAAGCAAAAATTCTTGAAACCCCTATGGGTAACATTGCAAGAAGCCTTATTGAAGGCGGCGCACAACTTGGTGTGTCATCTAGAGGTATGGGTTCTCTTAAAATGGAAAACGGCGTCAATGTCGTTCAAGGAGACTTTCATCTGGCCACAGCGGCAGATATTGTAGCAGATCCTTCTGCGCCTGGTGCTTTTGTACAGGGAATTATGGAAGGTAAGGAATGGATGTTGGTTAACGGTATATGGACCGAACAACAACACGAGGTTGCAAAGCAAGAAATTAAGCAAGCATCTAGCAAAGAGATTGAAGCCGTAAGCTTAAAAATCTTTGAAAACTTCCTTAAAAAACTTTAAATATAAATATCCAATATAAATCAAGGAGATTCTCAAA